GGCCACTTCACCCAGTTCGGGGTCCCATTTGCCAGCATAGTCTCGATAGACTTTCTAGTCGTGCCGACGTCGTGGTTCGTGTGGCGCTCGCTGAAAACATCCGCGTCGCTGCCAGGGACGAATGGCTGAGGTCCGTACTTCTCAATCTCTGCTTGTTCGGGCATTATTAAACTCATGGTATCTCCATTGTTCGCGATATAATAGAAAGGGGAGACTCGCGATGCCTCCCCTTCCTGATGTCGACTTACTGAATAGCGGGTACGCTGTCGATGAAGCGGATACGCTGTGTGTTCAAACCTGTTGCCGGGGGCAACGTTACGGTCTGGTGGAAGCGGTATGAGCACCAACCGCCGATGGTCGAAACTGGGTCGAACGACGATGCAGGGGCGTCTGTGACAACCTTGCAATCGATGGTCTTCCAATCTCCATCATCTAGATCTGTGTCGCCAGGAACCTGTAGCCATACGCCGATCATTGCGTAGTTACCGAACACGTATGTGCGGTATCCGATCTTGCCGCTACCAGAGTAGTTAGCAGTCGTGGTTACGAACGGGGTCTGCATGAAGCCGATGTTGGTGCCAGGAAGCACGATGACCTTGTTCTGGTCAGCGCCTGCGGCCGCGTCGTACTTCTCCATGTTCTCGTACTTCCACAAATCAACGATGCTGTTGTTCACAGTCGTTGCGTTGTAAAGGTCGCCAAGAACGTTAGAAGAAACTGCGCCTAGGAACATGCCACGCTTACACGGAAGCACGTTCTTCGAAACCAACTGCTGCTTCAACTGACGGATGGTTGCCAAGTCGAGAACGAAAGGCGATGCCAAAAGGCTCGACTGGTTAACGTTGGAGTCAACGCCAGAGGCGCTGTCAGCAACTGCGCTGTACAACTCGCTGATCGACTGCCCAGCTTGATAGCCGAGTTCGACTGCGCTGTTGCCAACCAAGTTGTCGATTGCGGCAGCAATAGCAAACGAACTGAAGTTTGCGTAATTGTTCCACTCACCGATCTGTGCCGGTGCCGACAACTGCGAGATAACTTCTGGATTACCAACCGTGCCGTCCGAACGCTGTGCAACGTCGCCCGAAAGCGTGTTGTACTGGAAGAACTGGCGGTTGATACCCATGTTAAGACCCTGAACGCGACGTTCTGCCGCGCCAACGAATGCGTTGGTGTTGCCCTTCAGGTTAGGAATCAATTCCTTATCGAAAATGATCGACTGTGCTGTTAGCACGTTTGCAACGTTATTTCCTACTGGATTGGGGCCTGCCATGGCAGTCACCTATCACAAGCTGCTTTAAACTCCACCGAAGGTGGGGAAATCTTAGACTTGAATGCCGTAGGCGCGACACTTCTTGACGAATTCAGGGTCCGTCGAAAGTTTGCGTCGCATTTTCTCGCCACTCATTTCCTTGACTTTCTGCATAAACTCCTTACGCGCTTGAGCAGGGTCTGCCATCACAGGTCGCTCCGCGCGAAGAGACCCAGGTTGTAGACCGCCGTTCACTCCCGGTCGACGGGCAGGTTGTGGCACATTAGGTGCCGCTGCAGGCGTCGGAGCCGTTGCTTCCACCACTGGCGTGCTTGTCTGCGCCGGTGTTGGGGCTGGTACTGCTGATGCTGTCACTGGTGCCTGAACAGGAGCGGCGGATTCCGTCGTCGGATTAGCGACTACAGGTGCTGCTGGCTGTGCTGGCGGTACTGTTCCAGTCGCGGTTGCTGGTGGATTATTCACTGGCTCCGCTGATCTCTTAGAAACCTGAACTTCAGGCTTCACTAATGTCCCATCTTCAGAAAGATCGACGAACGCGTGTTCGAGATTATCGAGCGTGTAGTTCAATCGATTCTCTGTTAAGTATGCTTTCAAGGCTTTGTCGTTCGCCTCGCACACCTTAAAATCGTATAAGTGACGGCGTAGGAACTCTACGTTGATAGATGCCATAATCAACGAGTTTGCGTTCTTATCCATCTCTGCTTCGCGCGCCGAGTACTGAGCCTCGATTGCGCTGCGAATAGCCGAAGCCATCTTCTTAGGGTCCCCTTCGGCGAGCGCGGTCTTCGCGGCTTCGGCGATTTGGACGTCGGTCAAGACGGACTTCGGTTCCTGCTTAAAAGTTAGGTTCTGCTTCTTAACGCGGTGAAACGCGCGCGTCGAGAGCACGTGGGCGTTTTGCGACTTCAAATATAGCTCGAGAAGGTTACGAGCCTCGAAGTGGGTCGAACGACCAATCGCCTCGCCGTTCTCTTCCGTGATCTGATAATCGGCTACGGCGCGGATTATCTCGCCCTTTGCGTCGCGTGTAACCGTGATGCCCGCTGCTTTCCAGCTAGCATCCTCGACCGAGTAGTCGACTGCGACGGCTGGAACAACTGGCGCGACAGGTTCTACTTGTGCTGGCACAACATCATTTGCTTGTACTGGCACAACATCATTTGCTTGTGCTGGCGCGGCTTCGGCAGCTATTGCTGCGGCTTCGGCTGCAAGCTCTTCCGTCGTAGGAGGATTGATGCGCGATGCTTCGCGGTCAACCTCAGCCTCGCGAACGGAGATAGCTTGATTGCGCTCCAACATGAGTTGGGAGAGACGTTCGGCTAGCGGAGCGTAAGTACGCCCGCTCGAGTCCGCTCGACCTGTCCTTTCGTCTTTCACTGGGACACGTCGGGTCATCAGAGCTTGCATCTCAGCGGATGCCTGCTTGTCTTCACCCTTCACTATGTTCAAAACTTGTTCCAAGGTCAGCTTCATAGCTGCCTCTAATGTGATTGCCATAACCCACCTTATTAATTCGACTACCCTCCCTCGTGGGAGGGATTACTGTTGCGGTACTTCTGGCGGACGAAATCCCTTGAACCGATTGCCTGGTCCTGCTGGTTCTTCCTGGATTCCCGCTTGCGCCTTTGATTCTGTCGATGCTCTTTGGTGAATGACTTTGCACGAATCTATAATCTGCTTCGCGAACTTGCTCATCGTGTGAGCAACCAGTTGAAGATTAGGAACAATCTTCTCGTAGTTTGGAGCCGACGGGCTAATTTTGATGCACTCTTCTGTCGACTGACGGCACGCTTCGCCTATCATTTCCAAGAGTACCAACCAGCCTGGCTGCACCGTTAACTGCGCGAGCGCTATTCTTTTTTCAAAGTCTAATTTCTCACCTAAAAATTTACGTTCCATTGGTTACATCCTTTTGGTGGGCGAGTTACCCCGCCCCCGAATTATAATGCCGTGGTAGCACCAAAGCCTTGTGTCTGCTCTGGTCCGCCCTCGATAAGAGGCTTCGTTGCCTTTTCAACAGACGCGCGGAAGGCTTCATTACCAGCCTTACCAAGCTGTCGTTGATTCTCGAGAGTCTGTTCCTGGTTGAACTTATCGCCCATCATCTTCTGCTGGCTAGCGTTCTGCGCTGCCGCGATAGCTGCTGGACTATTCGCTTGGTGCTGCTGTTTCTCTTCGTCGGTCATAGGTCTCAAGAACTTCTGAGAGAATCTCCAGCCTGCCGCTTCCGCGAAAGCTTGAAAGATAGCGTTTGCATCGAACTGGAATCCTGCGTCGTTTGCGTTCTTTACGAAGATTGGGTTAGTCATCAACTGAATCATGACTGGGAGTGCTTGAGCCATTTCCTTCTTTGCGCCCAAGCTAGAGCCAGCGAGAACCTCATAGCTCACTTGAGCTTCGCGGTACTCGATGTGGTCTACGTCGATAGAGTCATTCAACTCATCGCTGAGGATGCTGCGAATAACGCTGGTCGGCAGCAAATCATTGTCAAGGTCGTCCATCTGGTGAAGCCAAGGTTCGAAAACCTGGCGGACGAATCGTCCTGTCGGACCGTCCAAACGGCTCGCGTTCGCTGAGATGACAGCGGCAGCACCAGTACCTGACCTCATGCCTGTGGACTGCTGACCTACGTGTCCCGCGCCCTGGATTACCTGCTCGTTTGCGCCCGACGTAGATGCGCCAGACGTCTGAGACATCTGGATAAACTAAAACACTTCTGGCGACGGCGGAGGCATATACAATAAATTGAAATCTTTCTCTACATCCTCTTCGCA